ATGTCCGGTCGATTCTATCGCGGCGGCTTCGGAGTGGAGATCGGCTAACGCAAAATTGGGAGTGGGCTACAGAAGTCGCGGCGCTGGCGCACCAACAGACTTCTCAGATAGTTTTGAAGGGGATGAGGGCAATGGTGCAGTGGTCGCGGAACAACCACCCAACTGGGGTGCGGGGGTTCGCGCGCCTCATCACAAAACGCGTGTAAATGTGCGCACTATTGAAAAATCCTTGAAGCAGGCAATCAGGATGGAGGGGATTGCTGCTGAGGTTGCTGAAGCGTCTCAGTCTAATCCGGAAAAAATGCTCACTGCGGTAAATGTTTACAACAGGGCGCAGGCAAATCGAATGGAGGCTGAAAAGCGCGTCTTGGAGTATTTGCAGGCTCGCGGAACCTTGATTTCCGTTGATGAGGCGAAGAAAATGGCCGTGGATGCGATTGCTATTTTCCTAACTAGAGTTAGGTCTGTGCCAAAAAGAATTGCGATGGATGTGAGTCCACTGGATGACACTTCGGCTGAAATCAAGATTCGTAATGGTATAGAAGACGCGGTGGAGGAGGCCCAGGCTTCGTATGCAAAAATTTTTGCCTAGCAAGGGTGTGGTTGCTGAATTGGCTGCAGTTATAGCCGCTTCGTTTAGTCGCCCTCCGGAAGTGACGGTATGGGAGTGGCTGGAAGAAAATGTAATGCTTACCGAGCGCGAAAGTCAGAGTGAGCCTGGGAAGTTTTCAACTCGCTCGCGCCCTTATATGCGTGAGCCATTGGATTGCTTCCGTGATAAGAGGGTTACGGATCTAGTGCTTTGTTTTGGGACGCAAACAGGAAAAACGATGACCGTAATGGGCGGTGCAGGTTATCGGATAGCTGTCGACCCGATGAATGCGTTATGGGTCATGCCAAACCGCGATCTTTGTAAAAGCTTTACGCAAAATCGGTGGTTTCCGTTTATTGAAAACTGTCCTCCCTTGGCCGCGATGAAGCCTTCCGGGGCAAGTCGTCACCTGTGGACGCGTCTGGAACAATTTTTCTCAAGATCCACATTAACATGGTGCGGGTCAAATAGCCCTAGCCAGCTTAGTTCGCGTCCGTGTGGACTCGTTCTTATGGACGAAACTGATAAATTTGAGCTGAAAAGCGACCGCGAGGCTGGCGCTCTGCAGAACGCCGAGGAGCGAACGAAGGCTTTCCCTTATCCTCTGCGTGTAAAAACCAGCACGCCCACCACAAAGCACGGTCAGATTTGGACCGAGTTCAAGATGGGCGATCAGCGCTACTTCTATGTCCCCTGCCCGCACTGCAAGACGATGATTAAGTTGCTGTGGGGGCAGGTGCGCTGGTGGGAACATGACGAGAGCGAAAGCAAGACCGATGGGGATTGGGATCTGGAAAAAGTCCGGCGCAATACCTTCTACCGCTGCCAATCGTGTGAGGGAAAAATCCTCGATGGGCAGAAAACCGCCATGCTGCGCGAGGGCGAGTGGCGGCCTGAGAATCCTAACGGCCTAATGGGCCGCCGCAGCTATCATTTAAACTCCCTCTACGCTCCGCTAAAAGAAACGCAGTGGGGCAATCTTGCCGCCAAGTGGCTGATGACGAAGGGCAACCCCAGCCGCCGCCAGGCGTTTATTAACTCCACGCTCGCCGAGCCGTGGGATAACGAACTCTTGGTCGATGACGAGACAATAACGGTGTCCACTTATTCCAATGAACAACTGCCGCAGGAGCGCATTCCTATCGCCACTATCGACGTTCAGGAGAATCACTTCTGGATGGTGGTTCGCGCGTGGGGGACTCCGAAAATGGAGGGAGGCCAGCAAAGCTGGCTGTTGTTCGAGGGCAAGGTTGATACTATTGAGGAGGTCGAGCGCATCGTTGCAGAATACAATATTGAGCCTCGGCGCGTTGGCGTGGACATGGCGCACAAGCCAAACACCGTCTCAGGCTTCCTGGTGAAAAACGGCTGGCGCGGCCTTTGGGGGCGCGACAACAGCCAAGGGTATATCCACAGCCCGATTGGGGCGCCAAAGGTTTTCAAGGACTACTCGCAAGTCCAGCGCCGCGATCCGCACCTCGGCACGATCTATCAGAGCGAGGGAAATGAAAAGGCGCTGTTTATTTACTGGAGCAACGACCGCATCAAAGATCGCCTTGCGGTCTTGCGTGATAGCGGCAGGTGGCATGTCCATGCAAATATCACTAAGGACTACAGTCACCAGCTAAACTCCGAGACGAAGGACATGAAGCGCAGTCCGGTAACAGGGCGCGTGACTTACTACTGGAAACAAGTTCGCCGCGACAACCATCTTTTCGACTGCGAGGCCATGCAGGTCGTGATGGCGCTTGTGGGAGGGGTTTTGGAGGAGGAGGCTGTTGCGGCGACGCAGACGCAACTTAACTTGACGCCGAAAGCTGAAGCGTAATGCAAGCCGCGCTCTATCTCACGCTTTCTATCTTGGTTGGGGTTCTTGCGTATTTTATTGGATTTTCTACAGGCGCTCGCGCTCAGCGATTGCATGACTATCGGCGGTGGCGCGAAATGCAAACGCGCTGGCGCGAATTTTATGACGAGCATCCTTGATACCGCCCGAGAGATTACCAGCGGCGCGCGCCGACGGGATTATGACGCCGCGCTCCCGAACCATGAGCGTATTGCCGATTTGTGGAACGCCTACCTCCAATCCCGCTCCGAGCCGACATCTCCTGTGACTCCGCTAGATGCCGCGCATATGATGATTTTGCTGAAGCTTGCAAGGGCTTGCAAGACGCCGACCCGCGATACCTATGTGGACATCGCAGGCTACGCAAGGTGCGCGGCGGAGATTGCGGGGTTTGAAGAGAATGAATAAAGAAAAACTAATAGGGATTCTTGGCCTGAACGCCACGGCGGACGAGTTGATTGCAGGACTAGAGGAAGCAGGGTTGGGCTGGAGCTTAGATCATACGGGCAGGCTTATCGAGGCCCGCGTATGGAATTGGCCTGATGTGATTGGCCGCTACCGGCCTAATGCCGTTGAGCCGCTTGCCACCATGCTGCGTGGCGCGATTTCTGACGCTGCCATCAATGCTCAGTCGATCATATCGGCGACCTCAACGAAATGATGCTCTACTATCGCGGGCAAACACCGCAAGCTCGTCGGCGCGCTCGTTGAGATGCACGCCCGCATGGCCTTTGACCCGCACGAAGCGCACCTGATGCGGCTCGGCGGCTTTTAGGATCTCCTGCCACAGATCCTGGTTCTCGACGGGCTTTTTAGCGGAGGTCTTCCAGTCGTTCCGCTGCCACTTGGTAAGCCAGCCCTGCGTAAAGGCTTTCTCGACATAGGCAGAGTCTGTCATGATCGCCACGCGAGAAGGGCGAGTGAGAGCGCTCAGGCCTTTGAGGACGCTCATTAGCTCCATTCGGTTATTGGTGGTGTGCGGCTCGGCTCCACTGAGTTCCTTTTCGTAATCGCGCCAGCGCAGAATTGCCGCCCAGCCGCCCGGCCCAGGATTGCCGGAGCAGGCGCCGTCAGTCCAGATTTCGATTTGTTCTTTCATTCTAAGCGGCGGTGGTATTCCGAAAGAAAGTCTCCCGCTTCCCGCATAAGGTGGGCTAGAGAGGCGGCTGGATCGTTGGCTTTATTTTGAATATCGTAGTAAGCAAAATCGTCGTCTAAAAACTCGGGCGTGCCCGCGCCGTCTACAAACTCCATGATGAACCGGGGCCAATGGTTGTGGATCACAAACTCGCGATCGCCATCAAGGTCTTCGGCGTAGAGGAATTTTGGAAGGTTCATGGCGTGTTAGTGTGATTGTGATTTCTTTCATGCGTTAGGTTGATAATTTTTTGCTATTTCTTCAATGGTTTGAGTTCTGCCGTGTTTTGAAAATAAGACGCCGCTTTTAAGCCCGCGAATAAAGTATTCGGCATCGGTTTGTTCGTATCCCGGCCTGTCGGCGCGGTTGGTTGATTCCCAGTATGCATAAAGTTCCTTGATGCGGTTTTGTATGATTTGTTCTCGGTCCCAGTCTGGAACTTCCGCAAGAAAGAATCCGGTAGATATTCCGAAGTCGGAATCGTCTTCCCGTAGTAGGTTGGAGTCGATGTAGAATGGGGAATCCTGCAAGTTGTAATAGACTCGCATCCAGTCCGCTGCTGCCTCAACTGACAAGGTATCTCCAGGGTGGTAAGTGGGGGTTCCGTCGGGAGGCTTAATGAATGATCCGACTAGGGATGGCCACTCTTTTTCAGGAATGGATTTTAGGTCTACGGCATCTTCTTTTGAAGTATTGAGATGATTGTCGGCAAGCTCGTCTAGGATTTCTGTTAGGTTCTTTTTCATTTCTTCTTTCTTTTTGCAATTCGCTCGGCAGATTGCTTGATTTGCGCAGCGGTGATTTTCTTTGTTTTGTTTTTGTTGTGTTTGCGGCAGATGTCGATTGTAAGCTGGGTCGGGCTTGGTATGGCTAAGGCTTTTAAGGCTTTATCTACATCTTCCGGCGTTGGGGCTTGCTTGATGGATGTGTGTTCTTGGTATTGCTGGTAGGCGTGGCGTAGTTGTCTAGCCAAGGTTGTCTCCCACTGGGCGATGATGATTTCCTCGTCGTCGGTCTTCATGTCTGCCTTAAAGACCCTAAGGGCTTCTTTGAGGAGCCATTCCAGATTGATGTCAGTATCCGGTTCGGAAAAGAGCCTGCCGTCGATAGCAAGGTTGGAGGCATCGCCTTTTTCGGTGAAAATTTCGTGGAGGTTTTGGTCGATAGATCCTTCCATCACGATAGGGTAGATATTCACGGGGCCGGGGCTGGAGAGCCGCCAGATGCGGTGGATGAATTGCTCGTTCTCGTCGTAGGCATACGAAAGCCCTGGCAGGATGAGGTGGGCGCAATTTTCAAAGCTATGCCCCTCGCCCATGGCTTTAAGGCCTGCGATCATCACGGCCTGCTTGCCTTGTTTGAATTCATTGGCAAGTAGCCCGCGTTCCTCGGGAGAGGTGTCGCCATCGAGCAACACGGTTGCCACCTCGGCTTCGATGAGCTTGTTGTAGAGGGTTTGGCTGAACTCTTTAAATGGAGAGCCGATGATTACTTGCTGCCCGCTGGCGAGGCATTCACGCGTGATCTGGAGGGTGGTAAAGAGTTTGGGAGTCCATTCTGTCCAAGATCGCTTGGGGCCTTTGACTCCAGTTTTGGCTGCCGCCAGATTCTCTATATTAGGGCATAGAGCGGCAAGGCGCAGGTTGGTGATCTGCATTCCGACTTGGGTTCGCCGATGGGCGGGGGTGTCGGACTTCTTGCCCGAGACGGGTGCATTTTGTAGGTGGTAGTGGTATACAGCGAGTTGCGCTGTGCCTGGTTTTACGACAATAGGTGTCACTGTTTTTGGTGCGATTTCTTCGCCGCAGTCTGCTTTTCTACGGCGGATGATAACTGGTGCAAGAGTTTTCCACAAGCGATGGATCGAGCAGATACGAGCCGATCGCTTGGTGATTTTTCTCGAATCCTTGGAGTTTTCTTCTCGGGTAAGGAATCGTTCGTTTTGAAGGAATGTGTTAGCGAATCGTTCGCGTGCGGCATCGGTGGATTCGTAGGCCCAGCGTCCTGTATGCCCTGTGGCCCAAGCGCAAAGCCAGAATATAGATTCCAGTCGGTTTTTGATTGGGGTGCCTGTTAGGACAAGGCGGCAGCGAGGTTGCAGCGTTCGCACGCTGGCCCCAATCCGGCTTTCTGTGGCTTGAAGTCGGGTGCCCTCGTCCACCACCACGCAATCAAAGCTGCCATGAGCCTCTGCGATGCGAGCCATCGTAGGAGTCCAGACGCAGGCGATCCCGTTTCGAGTGGTGCCAATCGACTTGCTAAAGTCGTCATAGCGAATGCGGTGGGCGGCGCACCAAGCTTTTCGGCGTTTTACGAGGAGTTTGTTGGGGCGTGGCTGGCCTTTGTGGCCAAAGCTTTCGCTCCACTCGTCGGCTTCATTCAGTCCGAGAGCTTGGTAGCTGGTGATGTAGAATCGTGGGGGGCCAGTGCTTGGTGGCGGGGAGTCGAGTTTGAGTTGGTAGAACTCCTCTTTGTTTTTGATGGATCGTAGTGAGATATTGAAGAACTTTGCCGCAGAGACCGTCATTTGATAATGCA